TAATCAAAGCCTTTACGGATTGCGGTTATGATTTTTTTGTAGGTTTCCTTGTCTAATGCTTTTGTCTTTTTGTTCATGATGAACACTCCTTTCTTTTTACACCCGGTAAGCAAAATATTTTGATACCCCCCTACCTTTCAAATTTTCAAGGTTGGAGAGAGATTTTTTGCGATTTCGGAATTTTCGCCCGATAATGCAAATTTTTTGATACCCCCCCGGGGTTTCTGATTTTTTTAGTTGCAGGGTGAATTTTTTCAAATTGATTTATATTAACAGTTTTTGCACTGTTTTTTGCTTTGCTGATTTTAGATACACTAAATAAAGGCTTGCCCTTGTGAGACGTTCCAAGGCTCTTATTTTGCCTTTTTATCTCATGAGCCTATAACTATTACTATAGATATATAAAATCAGTATACGGCTAATATAAAGCGTTGTCAAGGTGCTATGCGTTTTTTGTATCCAAACCAAATCGGAATACATCCGGCAGGGGAAAAACAATCTTTTTGTTTTTGGTATCGCAAACACACCGCCGGAGATTTGCGAAAAGCAAAACGGCAGCAGGGCGCGCACACCAAAAGCAGGCAGAGCGCACGACAAAAAGCCGGAACGCATCCGGCTAATTGTTATAATAGATATAAATTGACGAATAAAACCCGCGCGGCTCAACCTTTATCCCGGCATAGTGCCTTGACACGTGCCGCCGGATTTCTGCCAGTGTTGCGAATTGTTCCGCCGTTGGTGTTTGTCCTTGGTATGGCGTTGATACCTCCAACGCTTCGCCACCTCCGAAAAGTTTAATTTTTTCCGGATTATAACCGCATTTCTCTAGCCATTTTTGCAATGATTTAACCATGTCACCGCCTCCAATCTTTTTTATTTGCCAAAATGCAAGAAAAGAAACCGCCGGAAAAAACCGGCGCAGCTTCTTTTTTGTCTAATTCAAGCACTCATCAATTTTTTTCGCAAGATGCGGAAAAGCTTCTTGTATTTCTTGCACTGTGTCGGCGTAGTAATCACCAACTAATTTCCCAAAAATTCTAATATTTCCAGTATAAAAAGTACCTAAGTTATTAAAGCAAATATCTAGGCTTGTGCCCTGTTCCGGCTTATCGCCGTACCACATGTCAATTTTTATCATTTTTTGCTTTTCTGGTCTGCCATCATCAGCACCGGGAGACCGTCCCGCGGTGGACGCTCCACATTTGGGAGCGTTTCGGCTTATTCATCAATATAAGCGTAAAACCTCGCTTCCTTGGAGTGTTCAAGGCGCTTTATTTTGTCCGCATCCTCGCAAGCCTCCAAGGCGTCAGCGTCTACCACGAAAAAACGTTCTTTCGTTTCTTCTGGCAGACATTTTTTTATAAAGTTTGCGCCGGCTTCCGCTGTGTTAAACTTTGCGACGGTAACAACTTTCGTTGTTCCGTCGTCCTGTGTTCTTTTGTCCATCTTGTAGGCAACCGCCCACGATAATTTATTGATTTTCATTTTTCCACCTCCTACAAATCTTTTTTCCTTTTTACGTCTTCCGCTGAATGAGCGAATGACTGCATATAATGATATGCTTTATCATTGCTCGCCGGAACGTCAAAACCATTTTCACGGAGAAGCTCAGCGGCTGTTGATAAATAATGATTTCCGTAGCCATATGTTATATCACTTTTCAGCTTTTCACCGTTAACAATAACCGTTGTTGTGTGGTATGTGTTCCCGTAGGTTCTTTGGAACCATCTTTTCCCGCTAATTTCTAAAGTTTTAATTTTTTTCATTGTTTTTCACCTTTCCCATATGTTATAATATGGGTACCTTTCTTTTATTTGATTGGTGGCGGCGTGTGCTTGGTAGGCTTGCCGCCTTTTTTGTTTCTGTATATAATATAACCTACTTTTAGAATAATGTCAAGTATTTTTGTAATCTTTTTTGTGAATATTTTTTCTTGCTTTCTTCCTATATATATGATACAATTAAAACGCTAGGAGGTGATGAACTTTGATAAGATATAAAACCGATGTTCTGGAGTTGCTAAAAAAACACGGATACAATCAAACACGCATACAAAAGGAAAAACTGCTTTCAGGACAAACAAACGCAAACTTGCGAACTGGTAAGATGGTAAATTTAGATACCATAAATAAAATCTGTGTTATGTGTCGCTGCCAACCAGGGGATATATTGGAAGTGATTCCAACGGATGAAGAAAAAATCAAATTCTTTTGAAAAAGTAGTTGACAATATTCTAAAAGTAGGTTATAATTGATTTATCAAATAAAGAAAGGCACGGGAGACCGTGAAATGGTGAATGTTATGTTGAATATGGTTAGATTGTTAAAAGGGGAATGCAGAGCAACCAACGAGGAAATGAAGAAATTCAAAAAGGGTGATACCATTTGGGGCAGCGATGAAACCCCGGAAGAATTGAAAAGATGGACAATTGAAGAAGCGGAAGAAGCCAAGAAAGAGCTTTCTGCTCTCCGTTGCAGATATGCTCGCTATAACGAACATTTGACGGACGTTGAGGAGTACGCACTCGAGTATTTCGAGGCAGACGAAAGCGGCGAATTCGTCGAGGGTTCAGACTTTGACCTTGCCGTAATGGATTTCGATTCATTCCAGTATGAAGCCCTGAAAGGGAATGGGGTTCAGAACGACGCCGCCAACGTTTGGGTTGAGGTTGACGGCAAACAATACACTGTCGGAATTTCCGACGTTTTCGACCACGAGGAAACGGAGCCGTTCGAGGCTTCGGATGCGTTGGAAAGCAATTTGGACGCCGACGCATGGACGGAACTGTACAACCAGTATATTGGCGAGTGATTCCAGAAGAAAAGGGCGGCTTTTTAGCCGTCTTTTTTTTGTGCGTTTTGTTATCAGTTTGTAAACAACTTGTAACCATGTTGTATACAGTTCTGCTAACACTTTGTAACCAATCCGTTTCCAAAGTGTAACATAGATAAGATTAGGTTAGATAAGGTTAGAGAAGATAAGTATATATATAGTCGGGCAGATTCCCCGACGCCGCACCAGGATTTATAAAAACAGCTCGAACTCGACAAATATAATAATAATAAAAATAATATTTAGGGGTTGACAGTATAAAAAAAATTAGTTATGATAATTGCAGTTGAAAAATATAGCTTAGTGGCATACGTGCAACACGTAAGGTTTTTCCTGATGTGGTCACGTTAAACGATTCGGAAGTCATGCACCCGGCACAGATTTATTTTTTCTGTGCTTGGTGCTTTTTTATTTGTTTATGTTTGGAGGTGAGAAGATGGAAGCAAACGGCAGCGCACTTTTTGAGACAAAGACGGAAGATGGTACAGAAGTTTACGAGAACGAGGTTTTACAGTATCTTGATGAATATATCATATCACATGATATTGATGACATGAGTAAAATTAGCCAATCTCGTTGGAACTCTGCTTTGATATATATGGGGCGTTCTTGTTTCTATGGTCCTTTAAAAGATAAATTAAAAACTAAAACAAAGGTTGATAATGGAAGTAGGTTAGTAAATGGGAATCTAACCAACTGTGGAAGATATGACTTAAATATTATAAATCGATTATGTGATTTATATATATATATGTGTTATGAATTTGATAAAGAGGTATCTATATTAGGATTTAGCAAATTAACAGGAATTAACCCAGATACTTTCTATGATTGGGGCAACGGAAGCACGAGGGCGAACTCTTCGGCTAGTGAGATTTACAAAAAACTCACGCAAGAACGAGAGGAAAGCCTATCAAATAAGCTTGTATCTAATCGCGGGAACGCCTTAGGGTTGTTAGGTGTTCTCAATCGGCATTACGGCTGGAACATGGGACAGCCAAAGCAGAACATAGCACAGCAAAAGCAACGAGACACGGCGCAAATTGCCGCAGATTATGGCATCCCGATAGAAGACAAAAGCCAAGAACCCAATATATAGCGGTCCGGTATATACAGATACAAGATATTGAGGTTGTAAAGTTCGTATAATTATAGTTTTACGAACTTTCAAAAAAAAACAACGCACAAACAGCAGAGCAGGAACGACACGAACGCCAACACCGGCAGAGGGGGGGGCGGGGGTGGTACAGAAACACACCCACGGCATCCTACTCACCCCCTCAAGCAAAATTAAAATAAAAAGGCCGGTCCCATACGAGAGGAAGTCAGAAATACGTCAGGGAATCTAAATATCAAAGAAATACATTCAGAGGAACTAAAAAAAGAGAAATAGGAGACGGTAATATGCCGGAAGAGATTTTAAAAACAGAATACTCAAAAGCGTTTGACGATAAGCGGAAAGCGTTGATATGTCAAAGCTATTACAAGTACGGTAAGGCAAGCAGAAATTTCGCAACCGGAAATGTGGATGCGATTGGAAGTCTTAAAAAATGTCTTGCGAAGTTTGAAGAAACTGGAAACACAGAATATCTTTGCGACGTAGCAAATTACGCAATGTTCCGTTTCATGTTTCCGCAGAACGGAGAGTATTTCAAAAATACGGATTCGGATGGTTCGGCAGGAATTGTTGGAATGAGTGTAAAAGAAATGGAGGACTTCAAGGATGGACGATAACGAAAAACTGTGTTGTGGAAATTGTAAATATGCTGCATATAGCCGTGAGAATGGTTATGTGTGCGAGAATATGAACAGTGACTATGCATCTGATTATGTCGAACACGACCACAGATGCGAAGAGTGGAGGAACCGTGATGATTAGTTTTTTGATTCGATACATTGCTGTGGTTTATTTTGGATTCATGGTGGTAGTTTCGTTTTTGAACATAGTGTTAGGCGAAAAACCTCGTGAGAGAATAATGTCAATAATCAATTTTTGTGCGTCCATTGTGGCGATATATTTTATAACTCATTAAGAGTTTTACCATATCCCTTGAACTCTTAAACGTGATAAGGAGTGTGAATCACAAAGAGGGGCAATGTATATCCGTTCTAGCCGAGAGCGAATCGGAATACAACACCGGCAATTCGGTGTATATGGTTTGTTCATGTTTTTTGCTTTTGCATGAACCTTTCTTGACCCACTAGCGGAAAGCTGATTAAAGGACCGTCACAAGGTCCGGTGGGGTTTATGGTTTCGTTGCGATAGTTCCCAGTGTCCAAAGTAGCCGGACGCAAAAGAATCGCAACAGTGCGGATTAAAACACAGATGCATGTATGCCAATCCGTACTTACGGCGATAGCATAATGGATAATGCGTTGTGTAGAATCCCACTATACACAAAGAATCGTGGTTCAAATCCACGGTTGCCGATTAGGTGTAATTTCCTAAGGGAAATATCCAAAGGTAAGAATGTTCCAAATTTGCAAATAAGGAATGTAGGCCTTATGGGATTGCAATACACCTATTTGCCGATATAACCCTAATCAGGCAAGGGAGCAGTTTGCTAAACTGTCAGTAGTCGTGATGACGTTTTGGTTCAAATCCAAATATCGGCGCTTATCTTTATCTCCACTTAGTCGGGTACTACTGCAATAGTTCCGGTCGATGGGAGATGTATGGATAGTAGTTGCTCATTATCGGTCAACGAAAAACACTTCTGTGAGTAGAATTTGCAGATTCAAAAGCAGTCGAGCCTTGTTTGGGTCGGGTGGGTTCAACTCCCACGGCAACTATTTGGACATTGATAATTGAATATTGGCGGTTGAAGTAGTATAATTAACCTATCTAAAAAAGAAAGGTGGAATATCTATGAAAGTGATTTTATCACAGTGCGTTAAAGTTAAAGGTGAACAATATGGTAATAGTGTTTCAAAAGAATATGAAAGCGATATTATGCCTATTGTTGGAATAATGGTTGAAGACCCATTATGGAAAGACCCATACGAATACGAAATAAAAGAGGTTACAATAAACTATTATGATAATTCTTGTTTCGTTGTTCTGGATGAATATAAAGGTGAAATTTTAAAAGAAAAAAAGAAACTTTTCGCTGACATGGCAAAATTACATGGGTGGAAAGCAAGCTGGGACTTCTGATAAAATCAATTGAAATCAATACCAACCGTCGATATTCGATGGTTGGTATTTTTTTATGCAAAAATAGGAGGTAAGGAAAATGAAAAAGAAAATTGTTTTGGCTGTATTGATGTTAGTGGTAGTGGTAGCAGGACTTATTGGATGCACGGAAGTGGATAAGGTTTCATATAACGTATCGCAGGATGCAGACAACTTTAATGTGTTGCGTAGATTTGCCGTGATTAACACAAGGACGGATAAGGTTGAGTTTGAATTGATTGGTGCATTTTCGTTGCAGGTTGAAGATTCACACGATAACCAAGTCGAAGTTGTTGTGGAGCAGGAAGATGGCTCATACAAGAAACATATTGTTGGTTTAAATGAAAATACCATGTATGTGGTGGAAGATTTAGGTGGTGCCAAAGTAAACAAATACAAATATGAGGTCAATTACATTCCGGAAACGATTATGCCGTTTACTGTTAAGTCAAAAGATTGAGGTACTAGAAGATGTGTGAGTTTTGCAAAGACATAGCAATGAATGATGATGAATACATGAAAAAAATATGTGCTGGTGGAGATTTTATTTACAAAGACAAAGAAGGCTTTGGATTGTTTATTGAAACAGGAGACAGCGGTTGCCCCGGATATATAAAAATCAATTATTGCCCTAAGTGTGGAAAAGAGTTAGCAGAAGAAAATAAAAAGGAAAAAATTAAAATAATATCCGATGGACAAAGCGCAAAGCTATTTATTGATGGTAAAAAAGTGCTTGGTAAAGATATGGAATTACATTTCAGTGGTCATGCAGGAAAAGAACCAATGATTGTAATTGATGCAAACTGGATAAAAACAGATGAAAACAATGTACCAATTTTAAACGAAAAAAAGACAGAAGTTTTAACAGAAGGTATTAAGATAAATTGTTAATTTCCGGTTATCGGCTGAAAGGAAATGCTATGAATAGAATAATGATAGATGATTTGTTAGAACCATTAAATGATTCGATTAGCAAAAAAACATTAAGTAAGATTCCAAAAAAGAATAACGGAACTATCAAATATTGGACTTCTTTGTGGAGACGTAGTAAAGATGGAAAACTCACTTGCTTGGAGTTTAAGAGAGTAAAATAAAACTATTGCCATTTTAATGGTGGAAAGGAAATATGTTATGAAAAAGTTATTTGTAAGTGTGCCTATGAAAGGCAGAACAGAAGAGGAAATTAAAGCAAGTATTCAGAAGATGAAGAAAATTGCAGAGATTTACGAGGGGGAAGAACTGGAACTGATTGACAGTTACATAGAGGACAATCCACCGCAGAACAAAAATCAGGCAGTGTGGTATTTAGGAGAAAGCCTTAAGAAATTGTCACAAGCTGATGTATTTATTGGTATTAGCGATGCGTGGGATTGGAATGGATGTTATATTGAAACAGAGGTGGCTGCAAGGTATGGAATTAAGAGTTACTCAATTCCACCAATCTATGTTATAGATAATTACAATGCAATTCTTAATAAATTGCACCAGTCTACTTGCTGTGATGCAATACCAAAAGTTCAATAATTAAATTCCCGGCTAACAAACGGAGTTAGTCGCTAACCTAGAAAAATTATAGGCAGGATGCCTATTATAGCATCTCTGCTTGTGTGGAGGTGCTTTTTTGATTTCACAACAAAATAGGCGAGTGGTACAGGCAATAGAAAGTGTTGGCCTTAATTCATATAGAGAGATACGTGATTACTTGGACCTTGCTAAGAATATTGCCGATAAGGATGGAGATAACGACTTAAAGTATGCTTTAAGCATGACAAAAAGAATAAAGGCTGTTATTCCTAAACTGCCATTAACAGAAGATTTGAATGAATTGTACTGGGAAACAATGTTGTTTGAGGCCCCACACTTATTTGAATCATTTCTGTACTACATGGAAAAAAATAGACGTCCGTCAAAGCGATTCTATCAACCGAGAAGAAGAACTTTGAAAGTAGTTGTTGATGATTTGCAAGACTTGGAAGATGGTTTGTTAGAGTTTTACGGTTTATCAATGCCACCTCGTGTAGGCAAACTTATATCAGATGATACGCCTGTACTTACGAGTAAAGGATGGAAAAACCACGGTGATTTAAAGATTGGAGATTACGTTTACGATTATGATGGATTTCCGGTTATGGTAACGCATGTGTTTCCTAAGAACTATGCCAATAAAAGAGTGTGGTTCACAGATGGTTCATTTATTGATTGCCACGAAAATCATGAGTGGGTAATTAGAGACAGACATAAAGGCTGTGAGCGTATTGCAGAGACAAAGGAACTTGTAAATACGGAAATTATTGATAATAGGTCTGGAAAACGTAGGTATGCATATCAGATTCCATTGTATCAGCCATTGATAGGAGAAATGAAAGATTTGCCTGTTAAGCCATATACATTGGGCGCGTGGCTTGGAGATGGAAGAAACCGCAATCCAGATATTTGTGGTGCAAAGGAAGATTATGCAATAGTCGATTCAATTATATCTGATGGATACGAAGTATCGTGGCATACAACCCACAAGGGAACCGGTGTTGAATATTACGGATTTAAAGGGCTAAGAGCCGATTTACAAAAAATTGGAATGTGCCACAGTAGGAAGCGAGTAGAAAAACATATTCCGGGTGAATATATGAGTGCTGCAATTCCACAAAGGTTAGAATTGCTTGCCGGATTATTAGATACAGATGGGTGTCTAAGAAAAAATGAACATAGATATGACTTCACAACAACAGAGAATGAACTGAAAGAGGATTTCATATCACTTGTATCAACATTTGGATGGAGATGTTCTGTTAAAGAGGTTGAGCCACATATATCATCTTCCGGAATAGTTGGAAAGAAAAAATATTGGGTTATCTCATTTAATCCCACATATCCGATTCCGTGTAGATTGAATAGAAAACAGCTTTTTGAATTTTCAAAGAAAAGAAGAATTGCGATTCAGAAGATTGAAGACATAGAACCGAAACGAGGAAATTGTATATCAGTACAAGGCGGGCTATATAGAGTAGGAAGAAGATGTATTCCAACTCACAACAGCACGATATGTATTTTCTTCCTTGCATGGGTAATTGGTAGGCATCCGGATAGTCATAATGCTATGTCGGGCCACTCCGGAGTATTGGCAGAACGATTTTATAACGATGCGTTCAAATTAACACAGAACGAAGAGTATACATTCAAAGAGATATTCCAAGATTCAGAGTTAGTAAATAAGTCAGCAGAAAATAAAGAACTATGGTATTCCGGTACCGAAGCGTTTGCAACATTGACTTGTCGAGGAATTGATGGTACGTGGACTGGTGCCGTTGATATTAGTTCGGATGGCTATTTGTATGTTGATGATATGGTGCGTGACCGAACAGAATCATTAAGTCCACGTCGATTAGAAAAACGCTATCAAGATTACTTGAACGTGTTGGTTGACCGTAAAAACGATGGTTCAAAAGAGTTGATGGTTGGAACACGTTGGAATGTGCTGGACCCATTAGGACGTGTTGAAGCAGAGAATAAAGGAAATCCAAAATACAGATTCAGAAAGATTCCGGCATTAAATGAAAAAGGAGAATCTAATTTCCAATATGATTACGGAAAAGGATTTTCAACCAAACATTACCTGAAACTGAAAAAAAGATTGGATAAGAACGAGTGGGAAGCTAAATATCAGCAAAATCCATTTGTCAGAGAGGGACTTTTGTTTGCTGCTGATGAACTTAGAACATATAACGGCGTATTGCCGGAGGACGACCATAGAGTAGTTGCCGCTTGCGACGTTGCATGGGGCGGTGGAGATAGTCTTTCGATGCCGATTGGATATGAATATCCAAATGGTGATGTTTATATTCCATCTTGGGTATTTAACAAAGGGAAAAAGGAAGTTACATTGCCGATTGTTATTGGCAAGTTGATGGGAGAAGAAATACGACAGATACAGTTTGAAGCAAACAACGGTGGAGATATGTACCGGAAGTATGTTGATGAAAAACTGAAAGAGTATGGCTATAAATGCAGTTGTACTGATAAGAAAGCACCGGGGAACTTGGAAAAGATGTCAAAGATTATAGCCTATTCTGGGTATATCGTAGAACACTTTGTTTTTTTGGAAGAGGATAAGAGAGACCAAGAGTATAAAGACGCAATGGATGAGTTAAATATGACGGTGCAGATTGGAAATAACGAACATGATGATGCCGCAGATGGTTTGACACAGTTAGCAATAGCACTTGAAAAAGATAACCAAGCAAGTGTTCAGATTTTAAGCCGTAGAGAACTTGGTATATAGAAAGTGAGGGTATGTGAATGACGCCAAAGGAATATTTGTATCAGTTAAAAGACGTAGATAACTTAATCAGTACATATCAGGAAGAAGCAGATATGCTTATGACAAGGCTCACATCCACTACGCAAAGGATAAAGGAAGTGAATGTGATTAGTTCTCAAAAGAATCAATTTGACGATACTATAGCAAAGGTACTTGATTTAAGAAACGAGATAAATGCACAGATTGATAAATATGTTGACATGAAAGCGGAAGCAAGAAAAATTGTTGAGAAAATACAACCGTTGAAGTATCAAACAGTATTGATTAAATACTATTTCCAGAATAAGACGTTTGAGCAGACGGCGGTTGAAATGGGGAAATCGTATCAGTGGGTATGCGAACTACACGGACGTGCGCTGCAAGAATTTGAAAAAAATTGGAATACTTGATAGAAATTGATAAAGGTATCGTGTTATAGTGTATGATGTAAAAAGAATGAAAAAAAGGCACCGAATTTCCGGTGTCTTTTTTGTTTGTTGGAGGTGAACGCAGTGGAACTCTATGGCAGAGCTCAAATATTTTGCGATAAAAATGAAATAAATAGAGACAATGTTCTGGAAGTATTAAGTGATGCGTTTGCTATCCATGAGAAGAATCGTGCAGAAATGCTTTTTTTGTTTGAGTATGCAAAAGGTAGACAGCCGATTCTTGATAGAGAAAAAGATGTGCGGCCAGAGATAAATGAAAAAGTAGTTGATAATATGGCATCTGAAATCCTTGATTTTAAACTAGGATATGAGTTTGGAAGTCCAATTACATATGTTCAGAGAGGACGAAGAGATATAAAGAGCAGAAATGCTCTTTTTTCGTTTATGAAAAAGATTTTTACATCAAACGTAAGTGAAGAAGAGGATATACGTGTATCTGCCTTAAATGAAATGATGGTGGAAGAGTGTAAGAGTGCTAAAGACTTAATGCTTGCAAGAGATGTAAAAACGTGTGGCGTTGGTTATAGGTTGATTTTGCCAAAACGAATTGTAACTGGTGTGTCACCGTTTGATTTAATGGTTCTCAACCCAATGAATACATTTGTTGTGTATAGCAACGATGCATACCGTGAACCAATGCTAGGTGTAACTTATTTTCCTCACAGAAACGGAAGTATTACTTTTGGATGCTATACGAAAACATCCTATTTTCAAATTGAAAGAGGTGTTGTTAATAGTGATTTAAACAAATCATTTGTTGAACAAGTAAATCTTGAACAAGTAAATCTCATTGGTGAAATACCAATCGTTGAATATATAAACGATTATGACAGAACCGGATGCTTTGAAAAGGTTATATCTCTTATGGATGCATTAAACACCGTTGATTCTGACCGTGTAAATGACATTGCGCAGCACGTACAGAATATCTTGTGGGGTGATAATGTAAAAATTGATTCAGAGCAGTACAAAGAACTTCGCAATGAGGGTTTGATTATTACTAATTCGGACCAAGGAAGAACAGCAACGCTGAAATATTTGGAAAGTGTACTTAATCAATCGGAAAACCAGACGCTAGTTGATTATGTGGAACGTAAAATTGAAAAGATTACGCATATCCCTAATCGTTCTGAACTTTCTGGAGGAAGTACCGGTAGTGCTACGAATATGTCTACCGGATGGATGGATGCGGAGACGGACGCCAAATCGAAGGAGCAGATTTGGATAGAATCAGAACGAAGAGAAACAAGGATTATACTGAACATCATTAAAAACAGTGACCGGGAAGAAGATATAGACGTGGCGAAACTTAATCTTTCTGATATTGAAATTAAGTTTTCACGTTCACGTACTTACGACTTGGCAACAAAATGTAATTCGCTCGCAACACTGATTAAGATTGGAATTGACCCATTAAGAGCAACGGAAGTTGTTGGATTGTTTACGGACCCACAGCAAGTCGTTCTTGATTCAGCAGAACGAATTGATAAGATACTGTTTCATGGTTATGAAGATGCAGAAAATAAAAATCCGGAAGACCCATACGAAAAAAAACAACCGGATATGTCAGACCAGACATCAAAGGTATCTGTATCGGATGAGTAATTAAATAATTGGTATTTTGAGAGCATGGAAACGTGTTCTCTTTTTAATACATAGCAGAGAAGCTATTAAAAAAAACGCAAGCGACAAGACAAGTCATAAAAACGGAAATCTAATGCGGAGAGAACCGCTTAAACAAACGCAAGGAGGATTATTATGGCAGATATTCAAAGTTTATTAGGAGACGCTTACAAAGAGGGTATGACGCTTGAAGAGGTTAATGCCGCTTTGGCAGAAAGAGAATTGGTTGATAAGAGCCAGTTTGACGGATTTGTACCAAAAACTCTCTTGGATAAAGCAAGTTCCGAAGCAGCGGACTACAAGAAAAAGTGGAAAGCCGCAAGTAGCGAACAGGAACGGAAACAGATTGAGGATGCTGAAAAGCAGGCACAGACGGAAGAGGAGTTAAAGACCTTACGCCGTACAGTACAGGTGTCTGAATACGAAAAACAGCATTTGGCACTGGATTATGATGCCAAAGACGCTAGAGAGATTGCGGAAGCGTATTGCGACCACGACATGGACACTGTGTTCCGGTTGCAGAAAAAGCATGAGGAGGACTTAAAGAAAAAGACTAAGGCTGACTTGATGAAGAATATGCCTACACCTCCGGCAGGTAACCAAACAAAACTCGATTTGAGTAAACAGATTGCAGAGGCACAGGCTAGAGGCGATATGGTGCTTATGGCATCACTGATTCGTCAGCAGTCTAGCGCAAATGCAAACAAAAAATAATTTATAAAGGAGATTGATAAAAATGCCAGATGTATTTGCAATGAGTGGAAACACTCCGAATTTTTCAGGTATGCTCTTTAATAAGGGCAACACAAGAACCCCATTTTCAACAATGATTGGTACGAACAGAAAATATTCCGGAAGTACAGAGTTTGTAACAGGACAGGAGTACGAAACGGCAGAGGGAACGCAGCCTAATATTTCAGAAGCGGCTTCTCTTACTGCTCCGGATGCTTCTGTTGTTACACGTGAACAGCAATCGAACGTAACGCAGATTTTTCAGGAATCTGTTGGTATTTCTTATGGAAAGATGTCTAACATGGGTACCATGAGCGGTGTCAATATTGCCGGACAGCAGGCAAATCCGGTTTCCGAAGAGGATTTTCAGATTGCTGCAAAGATGGCAAAGATTGGACAGGATATTGAGTATACATTCCTCAATGGTAAATACCATAAAGCCTTAAACGATAATGATGCTAACCAGTCCAGAGGACTTTTGGAAGCAATTAAGACCAACGTACTGGATGCATATGGAAAGGGATTGTCGTTCTTGCTTCTGTGTGAAGCATTGAAATGTATTCAGGATTCAAACGGTGATATTACAAACCTCGTTCTTGGTTTGGATTCCGCTAGTAGAATTCAGTTAAACGCCGATGCGGTAGCAAATGGTTTGACAATTGTTGAAAGTGGACGAGACATTAACGGTATTGCCGTTGACAAGGTGCTTACACCACTTGGAACAGTTTATCTTAAAGATTTGTATTATCTGCCAGCGGGAACAGTTACACTGTTTGACCCATCTATTATGGCTCCGGTTGAGCAGATTGTACCGGAAAAAGGAAACTTCTTCCTTGAAGAGTTGTCTAAGACTGGTGCCGGTACCAAAAAGCAGATTTTCGGTCAGATTGGATTAGACCACGGGCCAGAGTGGTATTCTGCAAAGATTGTTAATCTGTCAACCGCTATGCCTACCGACAAGGATATGGCACGTAGAGTATTTCAGGTAACAGCCGATGCACCGGCAGAACTTGGAGAACTGACAGTGCAGTCCGTAGCAGGAACCGCAGTTGGTGACACGAAGGTAACTGTTACACCGGCTAAGGGTGAAGGTAACAATTACAAATACAAAGTTGCTGACACAGAGACGAACGTAACTGCCGGCCAGAATGTTAAGACATGGTCTGCATGGGATGGTAGCGCAGATATTACAGCGGAAAAAGGAAAAGTAATCACTGTAGTAGAATGCGATAGCAAATATGTAGCTGTCAAAGTCGGACACGCAACAGTAGTAAATAAAGAATCGTAAGGAGTGATAGAGGATGGATGAACTTTTAGCAGAATTACAAGCAGATTTAGAGACAGAACTTGCTTCTGAACTGCACGATGAAGCAGACAAAGGGATTCTGTCCTCTAAAATAAATGGTGCTTATCGTGCAGTGAAACGGAAACGTAACTACCAAAGACACCATACGCAAGACTTTATTGATACTGATATGACGGATATGTATGACATCATTAAAGACCTTGCTATGTATGACTGGAATCATATTGGCGCAGAGGGCGAAACAAGTCATAGCGAAAATGGCACAAGTCGTACTTGGACGTCAAGAAAGGATATATTAACGGAAGTTATTCCGTTTGTCACTGTTTTTTAGAAAGGCGGTGGTCCAGTTATCTCCCTATCTCGTTGGGTTAATACGAGAAAGAAGATTGTGCGTGTTAGTTGCCTATGGTTGGTAGATAATGCAGGGAGTTCGGGTTGCACGGTGGAGGGGTGCCGGACACTATAAAATGCGAGGTGAACGAGAATGAAAGAACATATTCTTTATGTAATATTAGGAACAATCGGAGGTGCTATTTCGACTTTGTTTGGTGGTTGGGATTCAGCACTGACTACTTTGGTTATTTTTATGGGGATTGATTATGTTACCGGACTTATGGTTGCAGGAATCTTCAAAAATAGTACCAAAACAAAGAATGGTGCGCTTGAAAGTCATACCGGATGGAAAGGTCTTTGTCGAAAAGGCGTTACTTTGTTGATTGTTTTGGTTGCTTGTCGATTGGATGTAACGGTTGGAACGACATTTATAAAAGATGCTACAGTGATTGCTTTTATTGCGAATGAGACGATAAGTCTTATTGAAAATGCTGGATTGATGGGAGTACCCATTCCGTCAGCAATTACAAAGGGCATTGATGTATTGAAGAATAAGGCAGATGTTGACTATGAGGATGTTAAAGAAGAATAAACAGAAATTGTACTATGCGACGTACAGTGAGGAAGTTCCAATTTATGAAACGGATGCAGATGGAAACATCAAGTATACAGAGGTTGACGGAGAGAAAATTCCTATACCGATTGGAAAGGTAGCCGGTTATAATGAGCCGGTTACTTTTTATGCCAATATTGCAATGTCCGGTGGTGAATCAGAAGCAAAGGAATATGGCTTTGATATAGGCTCATATCAAGCAGTTTTGATTACGGCGGACAAATCCTTGCCTATCAAAGAAACAAGCCGTATTTGGTATCAGAATGAACCACAGTACCATAAGGACGGCACGGTAAATGGTGATAGTGCTGATTATTCGGTTTTGGCAGTAAAAACATCGTTAAATGGAATGAAGTATCTGTTAAAAAAACTTCCAAAAGGGGAAAATTGATATGGAAAACAGAAAAATCAACATTCTTGGAACTGAATACCAGATTGAGTTTCGGAAAGAGGACGAAGATACCATTTTGAAAGACTGTAATGGTTATTGTGATGTGACCGTTAAGTTGATTGTGGTATTAGCAGAACCGAACAAAGAGTGTGATTATGAGGACTTTTCATTTGTTCAAAAAAAGACCTTGCGACATGAGATTATCCATGCGTTTCTGACGGAAAGCGGTTTATTCAACAACACCTACAATGTAGATGCCGGATGGGCGAAGAATGAGGAGATGGTGGACTGGTTCGCTATTCAGTCTCCGAAGATTTTTGGAGTGTACTTAGAATTAGGTATTTTGTGAGGTACGTTGTATGAGAGTTTCATTCGGTTTATCTGTAAAAGAAATTGAAAATGCCGTAAAAGAAATTCGTGATGAAAAGGCTAGGCTTCAAAAGAAGTGTGAGGAGTTTAGTCGGAGATTAGCACGAGAGGGTATGAATATAGCGAATGCAAAGATTGGCGAAAGTGGATTTGGGAAGTATATTCACATAGCATCTGAAATTGAACCGAAAAAGGCTGGGTGCCGGGCAATATTCTATATGGAAGATGCACAGAAGATTGTGAGCCAGTGGCAGAATCAAGATGGCGTACAAAGTAAAGAGATTAGTCCATCGTTGATGTTGGAATTTGGTGCCGGACTGAAAGCACAAAACCCAGCAGGAATTCCGGGTGTTGGTACCGGTACCTATGGTGAACATGGAGACGAGCCGGGATGGTGGTATATGGATTTAGATGGACAATGGCACTATGCATCCGGTGTTACTCCTAAAATGCCTATGTATCATGCAGCAGAGCAGTTAAGCGGAAGAATTGCTGAAATTGCACGAGAAGTATTTACGTGATTAGGCGGTGATTAAGTTTGGTTGGATTTAATTGGAATGAGTTTTATGCGATACTGGAAAAGAAAATCAAAGATAAATGTCCAGATTGCACGGTAGGAAGATATATTACACCGAAAGAATCAGAGTTTCCCTATGTGGATATTGCTTTATGTGGTAACAGCGGAAGTGGATATGATTTGAGTGGAAATGAGGGTGGACAAATCCCCTTGATTGTAATAAGCGTTTATGAAGTTGGAAACCTTGCTGACGGAACGTGTAGCGAGATTAGTGATATTGCAAAAGAAATTATATTGTCATATGGTTTTCAATGCAAGAGTGGACCGTTACCGGTACCAAACGCAACCGATATGAGTATAAGCTGTTGGGTTGGAAGATACCAAAGAGTATTTGGTAACGGCGATATACTAAAGAAATTACAATAATGAATGTTCCCGGTATGGTACCGGTGGCAGATATAAGTAACAAAGAGCCATTACAGACGGCTCTTATTTTTATGCACCGGCTACGGAGAGTAGTCGCTGACCGCAGACAGATAGCGGTAGAAAGGATGGACAACGATGAAACAGGATTTATCAACCATTGGTGTAAAGGTTGGTTACGCTGTGGAAACAACAGCCGGAACTAAACCTACGGCTTTTACATGGTTACAAAGATGTAAAGCAGTTGACGGAATCGAACTTACGGCAGACAAGATTGATGTAACAGCATTGGAAGACGCCATTAAACAGTATACAGATGGTGTGCAGGACACTGGCGGTGACTGGGGATTGACATTTGGTGTAAATGACGATGTTATTACGGCACTTACCAAGATGAAAACAGACAGCACAGCAGGCAAGAACGCTTCTAAAGCAACATGGTTTGTTGTATTCTTCCCGGCTCTTGAAAAATCGTTCTTTGTAAAAGCAACACCGGGTAATATTCCACTTCCGGAAATCGGACAGGGCAATGCTGCTGAAATCAAAATCAATTGTACTATCAACCAGTACGTTGGTTTGGAAACAGCAATTGAACCTACGGCGGGGGAATAACTGGCTCTGAAACAAACACGGCTGGAACTCAGGGCCAAAACGAAGAAACAGCCAAAGAGGTAGTAACCAATACGTCTAAAAAGACGTCCACAACTAAGGCGGGAGAATGATTCTCCCGCTTACTTTTTATCGAATTGGAGGAAATAAATTATGGCAACGAAAATAATTAAAATTAACAATAAATCATACAAGGTACCGGAATTGAAATTTGAGCATATGGAAGCGTTGGAGAGCGAGGGATTTAACATCATTGATATGTTCCGTAAGAAACAGTTATTTGCTCCGGTATCTGCCTTTATCATGGTCGTAGTCGGATGTGAAAAGGAAGAAGCTAATTACCTTGCAGAGCAGCATGTACTTGGCGGTGGAAACTTGAATGAGCTTTACGAAGCGTTTACTGAAGCCTTATACGAATCGGCTTTTTTCAGAAAGGTTCTCGGAATCGAGGACGAGAAACCGGCGAAGAAAGTAACGAAAGCAAGCACGACAAAAGAGAAGAACGAGGAGTAAAAAACGACACATTTTTTACCCACTCGATATACCATGTTTGGATTCCTAGGGCAATACGGATAGGAATACCATTGGACACGTTTTGGAAGTTAAATCCAAGGTACATGGAATTGTACCACGACGATTACGAAAAAAAAATGGAAGAAAAACTCCAAATGATGGAGTACCAAGCATGGATAAATGGTTTTTATGTCCATCGTTCAATTGGTGCAGCGTTTTGTTCCGATTGCAATTATCCGGATAGACCGCTTAGTTATGAAGAAACAAACGAAGCTATTGAAACTCCGGAAGATGAAGAAGAATTAACAGAAGAACAGAAAATACAAGCACAAAAAGAACTTTTGGCGAGATTACAGATTATGCAGTGCAATTTTGAGGCAACGCATAATGTGACACCGGCTATTCAAGAGGGAGAATAGTCGGTTGACCTTAAATAGTTAAAGGAAGTTGGTGAGATAATGGGCGCAGAAATTGAAAGATTGGAAGTCGTTGCGGAAACGCAATTTCAATCCGCATTTCAGATGATGGATAAGTTTGCGGATAGATTGGATAAAATTTGTAATTCCATGAGGTCTATTAACGGTAGCGGTATTACGTCTTTATCAAATGGATTAGCAAGTCTTTCAGAATCGGTTCAAGGTTTTGGGAAAATCAAGGCAACCGATTTTAATAAAATTGTGAATGGAATTAACAAATTTAACAGTATAGACGGAAATAAGATTTCCAGTATTTCCAATGCAATCACGCCCCTTGTATCTACTCTTAGCACATTGAATAATGTAAATTTCAGTGACAAGGGAATCAACAGTGTTGTAAACTCTATCTCACGATTGAATAGCAGTTTGGGTGCCGGAATTAACACAGAGAGCCTTAACGATTTTGGAGAAGCAATCAATAAAATGGTTAGTGGTTTGGCCGGCGCCGGAAAACTTGAAGCAAGAACAACAAGCATTGTAAGCTCTATTGCAAGATTGGCTAGTGCCGGTGATAAAACCAGTGCGACGGCATCCGGACTTCCAACATTGGAAACAAAGTTAGATTCGTTTATCGCAACTTTAGCAAAGGCTCCGTTAGTATCGGAGAACACAACGCAGATTACGGCCGCAATCGCAAGATTGGCTAGTGCCGGTAACCGTGCGGCTGATACTGCAAAAAATCTTGATACGTTGTCGAAGCGTTTGATTGCGTTTATCAAAAGCCTTACTACTGCACCGCAGGTGTCCGCATCCACTACACAATTAGTTGCTGCTATTGGAAATATAGCAAGTGCCGGTGGACGTGCAAATGGGGTATTTAATTCGCTTGCAAGTGGCAGTACAAGAGGCGGTAGCGCAGTTAAAAGTTTTGTTGGTTCAATTAAGAGCTTAAAAACGCATTTGAAAGATGCAAAATCACACTTGAATGTATTTTCCAAGTCAACAAATAATCTTGCCGCTAAGTTTGGTATGTTCTATGCTAAATTCTTTTTGGTAATTAGAGGTATCAAGAAATTCGGTCAAGCAATTGGTTCGGCGCAGGACTACATTGAGGAATTTAATTATTTTTCGGTTGCGCTTGATAAAGTTGGAAAAGACAGTGCTAACCAGTTTAAGAAAGCCGGTTATAATAGTGCGGAAGAATATGCAGGAAGTTTCCGTAAAAGATTTGGAAAACTTCAAAAGCAGTTGACTGGATATAAGGTTGATACTAACACTGGAGATGCAACAAATACTTTTTCGCACAACCTTGGTTTGGATTTAACAGAGGTTATGAATTACAACGCCGCTATTGCACAGATTACGAACTCTGCCGGTATGCTTGGTGAAACGTCGATTGATTCCGCAAAAGCACTTACTATGTTATCCGCAGACTGGGCGTCTTTAGCAAACTTAGACACCGCTGACGTTATGCAAAACTTTCAATCTGGTTTGGTAGGACAGTCTAGGGCGTTGTATAAGTATGGAATTGACATCACCTCCGCAGGCTTAGCACAAACTGCGATGAACCACGGTGTTACAGAAAGTATAAAGAATCTTTCGCAACAGTCCAAAATGCAGTTGCGTGTTTTGACTATGTTGGAACAGTCAAAGGTTGCATATTCGGACTTAGCTAAGACAATCAATCAACCCGCAAACCAGTTGAGGATGTTGCAGGCTGGATTTAAGAAATTATCTTTGACAATTGGCTCCTTGTTTATGCCGATTGTTCAGAAATTGTACCCATATATGAATGCTATGGTTATGGTTTTGCAGGATTTTGCACAGTGGGTAGCAAAACTGGCAGGAATCAAACTTGGTGATACGGATGGTTCACGGAAAACACCAGAGGTACCGGACTACTCCGATGCGGCAGACGATACGGATAAAGTTGCTAAGAACATGGATAAGACGGCTAAAAAGACAAAAAAAGCCGCCGACAATTTGCAGCCATTCGACCAAGTAAATAAATTGCAGGACAACAGTGATAGTGATAGCGATGACGATGATAACGATAAGAATGCCAATATTGACCTTTCTAAGGATATTAGCGACGCATTAAAGAACTATGAAAAGATATGGGATAATGCTTTTAAGAGCAACCAGAACAAAGCAGTTGAGTTGTATAAGAAGATGAAGAAAGCAATCCTTGACGCATGGAAAGGTGGAGATTTTACTTCTCTCGGTTCGGCACTGGCTAACTGGATTAACAAGGGAATGAGAAGCATTCCATGGACAAAGATTAAAAAGACTACGAAGAAGATTGCTAAATCTCTTGCTACGTTTTTGAATGGATTTGTCAAAAAACTTGATTGGACAAAACTTGGAGAAAATTTCTCCGAGGGATTGAATACATGGTTTGAAACATCATACACCTTTTTCAAGACGTTTGATTGGCTCAAATTCGGTCAAAGTATTAAAGAGGGTATAACGGCTGCCATAAATACTTTTGACGGTGATTTAGCAGGAAAATCGCTTGGAGCGAAGTTGCGTGGTATGATTCAGTTTGCGTTTGGCGTTATGGTGGATTTTCCATACAAAAACCTTGGAAAGAAAATTGGAGATTACATCAATGGATTTCTTGAAGAGATGGGAGAAGTCCGCAAGAATACTGGATTAACTGGATGGCAGGAGTTAGGAAAGACAATCAGTGATGGAATTACTGGAATACTTGATACGATTGACACCGCACTTTCTACCGTAGATTGGTGGGAAGTAGGAAAAGCAATTGGGGATTTTCTTTCTGAAATAGAATGGGGAAAAACACTTTTGAAAGTAGGGAAAATAATAGTCAAGGGATTATTCAATGCTTTGAAAGTGGCTATTTCGGCATTTATTAGAGACCCATTAGGTATTGCATTTAAGTTATCAACGGTTCTTATTGGAGTGTTTGCCTATAAAAAATTAAAAACTCTTTGGAAATCACTAAAAATAGTCTTTAGTGATGGAATAAGCAATTCTTTAATTTCGGCAAAAATAAACTCAAAAGGTTTGACGGATAAGTTTAGTGGCTTAGGTAGTAAAATGGGAAGAGCAATGGGAGTTGCTCTTGTTGCCGCCTATGGATGGTGGGAAAACAGCATTACTGCCGGTGGAGACGCAAAAGGCAATGTGAAACGGTATGCGAGCGGTACCGATGATAAGTCTATGTTGCTTAAAGAAGTTGTTCAGATGATGGACAAATTCGGTTATGGTTCTAATACCAATACAGTGGATAGACTTGTTGGTCGTCTTAATAAAAAATTAGAAAGTGGAGAAATATCGGAGAAAACGATAAGAAAAGCACTTGATAAAGATTATAAGACAATGACTGATAAGCAATCTGTGCAATCGGCAGCAGACTTTTTGGACTTGCTTGGTGAAAGCAAAGGTAATGTTGCTACCAAGATAGATAAAGGGAAAAAAGAACTCAATGATTATAAACCAATAATTACACAAACGACGAAATATTCAAAGGCTGTAGATACACTTAATAAGAAAATGAAAAAACTTGGAATTTCATCTTCCGAAAGTAAATCCATACAGGACAAACTGAAAAAAGCACTCGAAGATGGTGAAATCACATGGGAAGATTACAAAAAGATAACAGATAAGAACTACAAGTCAACAGACGCATTGAAAAAGAAAATTGATTCCTTGAAACCAAAATCAGTAAAGGTTAAGGCTGAAACCTCTGGTGGTGATGATGTTGATAGTTTGCAGGGGAAAGTAGATAGCGTAAATAGCAAAACAGTAACAATTACGGCTGGAATTAAAGGGGTTGATATAAAGACGTTTGGCGATTTAAGTATTGCGATGAAAAACATGAAAAATCGTGATATAAATGTGAATATTTCCGCTAATTTAAGGAAAGCGTGGTATAAATCTGTTCAGAAAGAATTGTATTCACGGACGTTTTCTATCAACGCAAATACAAAAGTGATAAAGGCTAGTGGTAAGGAAGTTGAAAAAGCAACTAAAAGCCAAACTGGAAAGAAATACAACGGAGAAAAGTTTAAGAAACTGATGAACGCTGTTGGAACCACACAAGACCAGTGGGGAAGAGTTGTTATACCTGGAGCAATAGATTACAATGGTAGTAGCAAAAAGGCTAAAGCGGCACAGCAGAGTAAAAAGTGGAAAGAACTCATTAAATATTTGAAGAAGTACGGAATAGCAACAAATAATCCAATATTGTTTGCTAACGGTGGATTTCCGGAAGATGGATGGTTCCGTGCAAGTCACGGCGAAATGATGGGTAAATTCGACAATGGTAAGTCCGTTGTTGCAAATAACAAACAGATTACGACCGGTATTTCCGAAGCGGTTGCACCGGCTGTTTATGCGGCTACAAAGGCGGCAATCAAAGAGGAATTATCAAATGCAAATGTCGGTGGCGGTGATGTTTACCTTGACGGAACAAAAGTCACAACGGCAATTATGAACAACGCAAAGAAAATCTCCAAGAACAAAGGAATTTCTTGGAATATGGCTTAAAGAAAGAGGCTCATGCGAATGAGTCTCTTTCTTATGTGAAAAAGTTAGGAGGTGTCATATGGCATTTACGTTGAAGTTTGGTTGGACTAAGGACAGTTTAGAAGATATGCCAACACCAAAATATGAGGGATGGAAAATCTCACGAGAAAAAGTGTGGAACGCAAAAGCAGGAAGAAGTTCAAAAGCACTTTACAACGGAAAGATAGTTGCAAAGAAAGTAACGCTTGACATGGCATTTCCGGCAAATTTGACGCCAAGCGAAATCAAGAAGTTGATGAAGTACGCAGACCCGGATGATTTATCAAACCGGTACGGCTACATACAGTTCACCAATGAAAAAGGAGAAAAAGAAACAAAGCAGTTTTATTTTGGAAACCCTAGTTTTGACGCAATGACTTTCATTAAGGGAAAGTTTATTTGGTCTAGCATACAGATACAGGCGGTGGAGCGATGAGTTATACAGCAAAAGTTTTTTATGTTTTGGAAAGTGACCCTACATATACATTGAAATATGATTCACTTGTAAAAGATGTAAATATCGGAGATTCGTTTAGTTTGTCTTTTTTGGATTTTGACTATAACAAAACTCATTACTACGTAAAATACGCTATCAATAACGGAAGTGTGTATAAACGTGGCGTAAATACGATTGATTGTAAAAGCATGATGATTTCGGATGATTATAGGTATATGTCTTGGTACGTGTTCTGCACAGAAGATGAAACAGATATTACTGGAGACTGTGCAGTTTCCTATACTGACATAGCAACAGAATTATATTTGAGTATAAGTACAGGAAATTCGGATAGTGTAAGCACAAGAGGAAAAGAAACGCTAATATCTGTAAGTATATCGCAAGGTTGTGTTAGTGATTCATTTGCCAGTTATGGCTCTACTTATAGTCCTACTATGAGTTGTGAAATGTATGCAGAAAATAACGATTTTACGGATGCCCTTATTGCAAAGACATATTACGATAATACATTAAAAGGAACTATTGTAAATGCATGGATTCTTATAGGAAATGAATTTGCATATCCGGTACCTATCGGAAGATTTGTTGTAAAAGAAAATCCAACATACAACGGTGATACTGTTTCATTTACTGGAAATGGACTTATGAGCGAGTACATGGATAGGGCAGAAATCGTCATTAGTTCGCTAAACGAATATCACAAAACGGAATTGGAAGAAAAATACGTACCTAGCCAATTGCAGTTTATCTACACACGTGATGACGTTTATTATTGGGAGTATTTGCCGCAAGACTTTTTGCGTGTCACAGGATGTCCGCTATACATTGATAATTGGAAAGAGGTTTTGTCTGCAATCAAACAATATAAGTTGTACCATTTGATGATTCCTATGTTATCAAATTTTGCGGACAATGAAGAAGATGGTTACGATTGGGATTGGGAAAGCAGAATCACGTGGAGAGATTTGTTGTCTGGCATAGCAGTTTTGTTGCGTGCAAATGTGATTGAAAAGAACGGTGCCTTTTATATTAAGCAGTTGCCAGAGTTGCAAGCAGATAACAATTACAGACCTATATTTAATGGAGATACCTATGATTCTAATGCGATTTTCGGAAACAACCTTATGTGTCCAAACAACGTATCTGTAAAGGCTAATAATTGGTACTTTTACGAGACAAACAGTGACTATGTTGGATTTGGATATTATGACGGTGAATCCACGGTCGTATTGAATGACAAGGCAAGCAGTGTATCGAATGTAGAGAATTATCCAGTGACGATTGAAACACCTTGGATATTATACGAAACGCTTGACAGGAATACGGTTCATGCGTATTTAGGACAAGTTACGCCAATGCAGTGGAAAACAGGGTTATCCTTTTTGAACAAGGCGTTTGTTTACCATAAAGCGAGTATCGAAACAATGTACTGGCATCCTCTTATGTCGGTTGGTGAAATGCTTACGTTCGAGGACTATGACGGAATTAAGAAGTATGTGCTTGTCGGAGAAATGACGCTACACTACGATGGTGGATTTTATGCGGAGATTACATCGCCTTGTGAAGTGACAGAGAGTAACACATCTTCTGGTGGTAGTAGCGGAACTAATAGTTACAACAGTGGAAAAATGGCGCAGGCAAGCGGAACGGTTACTAGTACAATCCTTGGTGCTATTTTCAAGGATGGAGTTATTACGAATAGTAAAATTGCGGATTCCACGATTGAGAATAGTAAGATTAAGGATTCTACAATCACCAACGCAAAGATTGCGGATGCTACGATTGAATGGGAAAAGGTGTCGAAATCTTTTATTACGGATTTGACGGCAGATAATGCGTATATTGAACATCTGAAAGCAACTATCGGTGAGTTTGGATATATTACTGCCGAAAATGCTGATTTGACATACGCAACTATTACATCACTGAAAGCAGTAGATGGAAAGATAGATACATTGTCCTCAAAGGCTATCACTACAGAAAACCTTAGTGTAAAGGTAGCAGACCTAGGCTATTTGTCAGCGGAGAGTGCAGATTTAAAATATGCAAACATCAAATTATCCAATATTGAAGTTGCAGATATTGCTACATTATTTGCAGAAGTTGGTCTTATTGATAGAGCAACAATCGTAGAAGGACATATCACTGGTTTTTTAGACAGTGTTGAAGTCAACGCCGCAAACATTACGGCTGGCACTTTAGTGGCAGACAGAATATTGCTAAAAGGCGAAAATGGTTTGCTTTATTCGCTGAATAATTTAGGAGAACTTCAAAGTAAAACAGTTGATACTTTGGATGGATATATACTTACTGACCGGACCGTAAATGCAGATAAAATCGTAGCAAAAAGCATAACAGCAAAAGAACTTGATGTTGAAAAGGTTTTTGCGGATTCTGCTGTTATTAAAAAAATATTTTCGCAAGACGTGACGGCAACAGGAACAATCACTGGTGCAACATTAAAAGGTGCAAACGCAGAGATAAATAACGGTTTGATTGGTGGATTTAATATAACGGAAGATGGAATATCAAAAGTATACACGAAAAGTAGCAGTGAAGTTTCCGAAAAGCAAGATTCATATGAATTAGACATATCAAGCAATGGTATTCCTTCATTTAAAGGAACTGGCCAAATATGGAAAGATAACAGTACAAAAGTTATTTATGAATCAATTTTTGATAACACATTAACAATAGACCAGTATATGTTTTTAAATAATTCAAATATAAAACAATCATGGTTTAGAACGAAGTTTGCTGATTCATTTGCTGGAAATATAACTATGTCTGAATTAAATCCAGATGGAGTAGTACGAAAAAAAACTAGTTATGGACTAGGGTATGTGGCTAATAGTTTATATGAAAATGGAGAACTCTCGGAAACATTTCCATTTACGGTCGATTCCCCCCTTAAAATACACTCTAATCGTAATGCATCACTGACGAATTACGACTTACAAATTTCGTCTAATACTGGAAATCACATGAATCTTGGACAAAGAACGATTCAAGCAGTCGACAAGAACAATGCTGCGACAACTTTATATTTAAACAGTTATGGAGGAAGTATTTCAATTGGTAGAGTTAATGGGGCTGGAACCACTACATTAAATGCTAATGTTGCTTTTGAAAAGAATTGTTCGAGTGTGACAACAACGACACCCAATTCAACCAATTTATATGGTATTTTAATGAATGGCGGTCAATTTGTAGCTATTGTATTTCATGGTTATCCAATATCTTCGGTGAATCCTTGGGCATCGATAATCGATACAAATTTAATGTCAGCTAATTCTAAAGCTAAGGATATTGTATTATGGCATAATTTGGTGACTGGTCGTGGGGAATGTGTTCGTGTTGCATTTAATCCACATACAGGAAACCTAGCCGTTAATGCACAGTATAACAACATAACCAATGATAACCTGAACGGAATAGCAATATTCCCAGTGTTACAATAAATAATTCAAAATTAGGAGGTAACAAAAATGGAACAGAACAGAATCACAGCGGAGGAATACGTACAGAAAAAACTCTCAATGGAAATCGGAGAGTTAAGAAGGGAACTTGCAAAAATGGAATTTCAAGCAATCGCATATCAAGAACGGTGCGAGCAGTTGCAAAAGGAACTTGACGAGTTGAAAGCGAAAGAAAGCGAGGTAGAGAAAGATGAAGATTAACAAAAGACTTGCAAAATCTATTAGTTATGGAAATGCAAGAAGCCTAAAGAACATAAAGTACATTGTAATTCATTTCACCGGGAACAAAGGGGATACAGCAAAGAATAATGCTGATTTCTACGCTACTGGCAACACGAGGGAAGCAGGTGCGCATTTCTTTGTAGATAAAAAATCCGAGATTTGGGAGTCCGTGCCAATGGAATATACTGCCTGGGCGGTTGGTCACTTCTTTACTCGTAAGAACGGGGCTGCATCGTATTATAAGAAGTGCACGAATGATAACAGTGTGTCCATTGAATTATGTGATTGTAAAAAAGGTGTAAGTTGGGAACAGATGCTTGCAGTTCGTGAGCTGGTGTTGTATATTCAGAAGAGATGTCCGAATGCAAAGACAATCATTAGACATTGGGATGTAAACGGCAAGGAGTGTCCAAAGCCGATGATTGGAAAGGGCAATTTGAAATGGAAACATCTGCATAACAAACTCACATACAACTACCAGTACAAGGCAAAAGTCACAAAGGTAGCGGCCATTCGCGCATCAAAGGGCGTTAAGCCGGGAAATAAGATTGGCAGCATAAAGCCCGGAGAGGTTGTTAAGATTTCCAAAGTCGTTGGTGCTTGGGGACGTTTGCTTGATAAAAAAGGTGACAAGTGGCAGTGGATTAGTTTGAAAAAGGTGAAAGAGATTTAATTAAATAATAATTTGTAATCCCAAGTGCTGTAATGGTACTTGGGATTTTTTTATTTTTTTTGCGTTTGCCCACCATAGTGGGCAGAATATGTGATAACATCCGAATAGAATACGTTCGATTGTGCAGACTAATCATGTGGAGGTGGTTGGTATACGTTGCACGAATAATCTCAAAGCGAAAAGGGAAGGAAGTGGGTATTCTATAAGAAAATTGGAACAATTATCGGGTGTGTCCAATTCACATATATCGCAGATTGAAAATAATCAACAGCAGCCATCATTGGAAACGGCGTATAGGTTGGCAAAAGCGTTAAAGTGTGACATTTTCGAGTTATTCGAGTTTCACGAGTAAAAGGGATGGATAATAGTGTCAATAAATTTTACTTGATTTAATCGAACAAATGTTCTATAATGATAACAAACATATGATTCAGAGCGAAAGGGGATTACTTAGGTTGAGTAAAAATTATTATGAAAGAAATACTAAAGAGGAAAATGAAAAGTATCGGGGACAATTGAACCACATCTTTTCTCAAATACATAGTACGGAGGTATTGCAGTATTACTACACATTCATTGTGGAAAAAGAGAGAATCCGTGGAAATGTCTATAAAGATGAATAAATCATATAAGGGAGTAGGCGCAATGCTTACTCCCTTTGCTTTTATGATAATTTGTCGTATCTTGATTTGATAGATGGTATTGTCATTTTTTTGTTTTTCTTTCCATCTCTCTTTAAGACGTAGTAGGCGGTTCTTCTTACAGTTCCCCACACGGAAAGCGTTTTCCCTCTTCTGTAGCCATAATATTCTTGGTATCCTTGGCTCATGTATACTTCATAGTATTTTCCACCAGACTTTACGATTACAGTCAAGTCACTATCCAATGTATCTTCCTTTACATTTTCTATTTTGCCCTTGATTTTTATTTTCTTTCCCTTGTACTTGCCTTTTTTCAATTTGGAATAATTGTAGGATTTACACATTTTCTTATATTTTTTCTTTGATGGCTCTTTCTTGCCAGACCATCCCTCTTTGAATCCGTCGGCAAATTCTGAAAATATTCCCATTGTCCTTGCCGGTATAGCGGCTTTTGAAATTGTTGGAACACATACTGAAATAGTAAGCATTAGCGTTGTTGCTACTGTTAATAGTTTCTTCATAAAACACATCTCCAATCTTTTTTATTTACACAATAATGAATGGTATCATTATTTAGTATCAGTTTTATTTGCTCTCCAAAGCAGGTCAATTCCCTCTAAAATATATTTTCTGGCTTTCTCATCGAGGGTATAATATTTCTTAATGGCTTCTTTTAGTTCTACATCTTCTGAAATATGAGCGTCCAAAAGGGCATCTTCTTCTGAATATGTTTTATCTTTTCCAGCAATTAAGTATTCAATGCTTACGTTAAAAAACTCGGCTATTTTTTGAAGATTTGCTGAGCTTGGTGCGCTTTTATCCAATTTACTAAAATATCCTTTTGCAAATCCACAATCCGCTTCTGCCTTATTTAGCGACATATCTCTTTCTTTGCATAACATTTTTACTCTTTCTTTCATACCCATAGTAAACACTTTCCTTTCAAGTTCTGAAAAAAACGCAAAAAAAAACTTGACATTCTGAAAATATCGCTTATAATGTAATTAAAGGTTCTGAAAAAATCGCAACAAAAAAGCGACATATAAAATGCCTGAAAGTTTATTCTTTAGTTTTTTGCTCAACACAATATAAATTATAGGATATTTTCAGAGTTTAGTCAATACAATATTGTGATTTTTTCAGAATAATAAGTAAGAAAGGAGATGTTAGTTTGCTTTACGACAAAATCAAACAGTTGGCAAAGAAAAAAGGAATACCAATCTATAAGGTTGAATCTGATTGCGGTTATGAGAGTGGTGCAATGTGCAGATGGAATGAAAGTTCTCCAAATGCAAAACGATTAAAGATTGTCGCAGATTATCTCGGAGTAACAGTTGATGAATTATTAGAAGAATAAGAAAGGAGCAGGCATGAACAATTTAAGAATCTTTGAAAATTCAGAGTTTGGAGAAATCCGAACAATCACAAAAGATAACGAGCCTATGTTTTGCCTTATGGATATTTGCAAGGCTTTAGACATGAAAAATCCAACAATGGTTGCTTCAAGATTGGAAGATGATGAAGTGACTAAGTTTGACTTAGGCAGTAAAAGAGGGGAAACAAACTTTGTTACCGAAAGCGGATTGTATGCGGTTATTCTTCGTAGTGATAAGCCGAATGCAAAGAAGTTTCGCAAGTGGGTAACTGGCGAAGTGCTTCCATCTATCCGCAAGAATGGCGGTTACATTGCCAATCAGGAGAATCTTACTCCAGAACAGATTGTAGCCAACGCATTAGTTGTGGCACAGAACATCATAACTCAAAAGGACAAGCAGATGTATGTCACTCCAAAGGGAAAAGAAACATTCCGTCTGCTTTTGGAAGAAAGGGAGTGAGCCTATTATTCAGAAGATGATATTGGCGGTTCTGACATTTCTTCTTATTATAACGGTGGCAACAAGCGTGTTTAAGGATGTATACGCTTACGAGCCGGAATATGCACAAGAAGATACGTTATTTATAAAAACAGAAGAACCGCAGGTAAATGTGATTCCAAATGCAAATACGAAAAGTTCTTTGGAATCCGCAAAACACATAAAGCAAAAGAAAGAGTCAAAGAAGAAACACAAGGAAAGGAAAGGCGTTCAATTCTTGATAACTGCATATTGTCCTTGTTGCGATTGTTCAGAGGGGTACGGAAAGATAACTTCTACTGGCAAGATACCAAAGCAGGGAAGAACAATAGCGGTTGACCCTAAAGTCATACCGTATGGAACAAAGGTAAAAATCAAAGGTCTTGGAACATTTATAGCCGAGGACTGCGGCGGTGCGATAAAGGGAAATAGAATTGACATATACTTTGAATCTCATGCAGACACAGAGAGATTCGGAGTGCAAAGAAGAACAGTATTTATATTAGGAAAGGATGAGTGACAATGATTAAGACAGATGCTAAACCGGCAACACCAGAATTGATTGCAAATTTAATTGAACTTGGTGCAATTTATGTGAAAGACGGAGAGTTTTATGCAAATGAACCGGGAACATACAGAAAAGAAAAGGAATAGCACCCTTGACCGCAAATCAAACTGCTATTCCAGTAGTAAATAACTATGTGTTATTTGCGCTCATTTTATCAAATAAGGAGTGAAAAGTCAAGATGAATACAATTTTATTAAGAGGTACCGTGGCGAGTAAGATTAAATTTTCTCATTCGTCGCATAGTGAGAACTTTTATGAATTTCGCTTAAAAAGCGAAAGAAAAAGCAAGAAAGAAGATGTGATAATCTGCTTTGTTCCGGAAATCGTTCTGGAAAAGTGTTCAATCAAAGAAAACGAGAAGATTGAAGTACAAGGAGAAATTCGGACTATCAATAGAAAAAATCATAAGCACATTTATGTATTTGTGCAGGATGCCATGTGCGGTGGAGAGGTAAATTCATTGCCGGACGTAAATGAAGTAAAAATGGATGCGTATATTTGCATTCAACCTAATTTACGGCGAACATCTGCTTCCAATAGAAGAGTATGCGATGTAATTGCCGCAAGCAACAGACAATACGGCTCCGACTATATTCCATGTATAGCATGGGGGAGATATGCTACATACGTTTCGAAATGCGATGTAGGTACTCATCTGGAAATTATCGGAAGATTGCAGAGCCGTGAATATCACAAGCAGATGGACGATGGCAGAGTCGCAGTAAAAACCGCTTTTGAAGTATCAGTTTCAAAAGTCAAAGAAATCGGAAAGGAGAATGAGGAATGATTTTGAAATCATTGCACTTGGAAAATTTCAAAGGGATTAAAAGCCTTGATGTAAATTTTTCCAAGAAAACAAAAATCAAAGGTCAAAATGCAAGTGGTAAAACAACAGTGTTTGACGCTTTTACATGGCTTTTGTTCAACGAGAACAGTGCCGGAGAGGAGAAATTCAATGTTCGTCCATTAGATAAGGATGGAAAACGCATTGATGATGTGGAAATTAAGGTTGTTGCTACCTTAGATGTGGATGGCAAGGAAGTTGAACTTTCAAAGGTTCAGAAACAGAACTGGGTTAAGAAAAGAGGCACAGATACAGTTTCTTTGCAGGGAAATGTCAATTCATTTGAGATTGACGGCTACCCAAAGAGTGAATCGGATTTCAAGGAATATGTTGCCGGACTTGCAAAGAGCGAGGATGTGTTTAAAATGCTTACAAATCCGCAGTATTTCAACTCTATGAAATGGAAAGACCAGAGAAAAATCTTAATAAAACTTGTTGATGATTTTTCGGACGTAGAACTGGCAAAGACAGACGAAAGGTTTTTACCGTTGATTAGTGAATTGGAAAAAGCACCGTCAGTTGCAGATATTCGCTCAAAATTCCAAAAGATGCTTTCGGAGTGGAAGAAGAAACAGGCTGAAATTCCGGTCCGGATTGACGAAGCTGAAAAATCCAAAGTTGATGTAGATGCCGCAGAGCAGGAACTTAAAAAATCAGACTTGGAAAGACGCATTTCTGAAATTGACGAAAAAATTTCAGATACCAACGGTGCATTAAAGAAATTGCGAGATGAGGACATGAGATTGCAAATGGATATGTCAGGTATCTTGCAGAACATGAACGATTCTTTGGCTGAAAAGAAAAGAAAAATCGAATCATCTAATGCGGAAGTTACTCGTGAACTGGAGAACACAAGAAATAAGATTCAGATTGCGGAAAATGCAATCAAATTAAATGAAAGAAGCATTTCTGATGCTGATGTCGAACGAAAGAAGTTAGGCGAACAGTACAACGCTGAAAAAGCAAAGGTATTTGATGAAACACCGTTTTTGTTTGACGAATCGAAATGGGTGTTTGATGAAAGCAGTACCGTATGTTCTTTATGCGGACAGCCATTGCCGGAGGACAAGGTTGAGCAGTTAAAGGCTGACTTTGAATCAAGAAAAGTGAAAGCCAAAGAAAGTGCTGCTAAGAGATTGTCGGATGCCAAGGAAGCGTTTATGCAAGAGAAAAAAGATAACTTGGAACGCATTAAAGCGTTTGGTTTCGACAAGAAGCATACCATTGACGGTTTAACAGAAAAGAACAAGGAATTAAATGTAGAGATTGAATCCTTGAAAAAACGTGAGCAGGAATTACTTGCAAAGAACGAAGTTTTTTCCAAACAGTTAGATGAAATCCCTAAGGAAGCGGACTATACGCAGAATGAGGAATACATGAAACTGCATGAAAAAAGGGAAAAGGTTCTTGCTGAAATTGAGAAAGAAAAATCTTCCAAATACGACGAGCGAATTGCAGAGTTGCAGGACGAGAAGAAAAAAATGGAATCTGAACTGGATTCTGTAAAAGGAATCCTTGCTAAAGCATCTATGAATGTGGGGATTGACGAGAGAATCGCAGAGTTGCAGGACGAGAAGAAAGTAATCGGACAGAAAGTTGCCAACCAAGAGCAGATTATTTATCTTTTGGAAGAATTTATTCGGTTCAAACTTAACAAGATTTCTGAATCCATCAATAGCCATTTTGACACTGTAAATTTCAAACTTTTTGAAATGCAGTTAAATGGTGGTATGAGAGATTGTTGTGAATGTACGGTTAATGGTGTACCGTATTCAACTTTGAATAGCGGTCACAGAATCGTAGCCGGACTTGATATTATCCGCTCTTTGAGCAAGATGTATTGTGTTGAATGTCCTATTTTTATTGACAATGCTGAATCACTGAATGAATATAACGTACCGGATATGGATGCACAGTTAATTCTTTTGAGTGTTTCAGAGGACAAGCAGTTGAAAGTGGAGGGTGTGCAGGATGAATAGTAAGAACATCAAGCGGCATTTAGGTAACAAACTTCGTGACTGGATGGAGAGCATTGAGGATGAAAACGTAAAGGCTGTGGTGAAAGAAAATACCATTATTACAGGTGGCGCCTTGGTTTCCCTTTTAACAGGGGAGCCGGTGCATGACTACGATGTATATTTCAGAACAAAAGATGCGTGTATTGCAGTTGCGAAATACTATGTTGATAAGTGGAACGATATGCACAAAGATAAACCAGTCACTCTTATGTGGGGAGAAGAATTGGCAGAAGCGACTGGCAGTGATAATGGTTCGGTAAAATGTTTTGTCCGTTCCAAAGGAATTGCAGATGAGGATGAAGTGGGCGGGAATTCTATTGCTTACGATTTGGATTCTACAGCCGAGGAAGATGAAGCAGTTGGAATGGAACACGAACAGGAAGAGACGGATTCAGATTTCAAAGAAAAATACAGACCGCGCTTTATTACGAGCAACGCAATAAGCCTTTCAAACAAGATTCAGATTGTTACAAGGTTCTATGGAGAAGTAGAGGAAATTCATAAGAATTATGATTTCGTTCATTGCACCTGTGCATGGAGTTCGTGGGATAACGAGGTATTTCTTCCACCTAAGGCGTTGGAGTGCATCATTAACAAGGAATTGTATTATGTAGGCTCTAAATATCCGCTTTGCTCTATTATTCGCACAAGGAAGTACATTGAGCGCGGCTATCATATCAACGCTGGCCAGTATGTAAAAATGTGTATGCAGTTGAATGAACTGGATTTGAAAGATGTAAAAGTCTTGGAAGAACAGTTGACTGGTGTAGATACAACTTACTTTCAGATGATGGTCGAAGCATTGCAAAAGCATATGGAAGAGACTGGCGATTCCAAGGTTGACACAATGTATGCAATGGAATTGATAAATAAATTATTTTAGTTAGTGAGGTATCAGAGTGAATTATATCAAAGCAAAATTTCCTAACAGCACCAGAAGCTATACATACCGCACAGAGGATTCGGTAAAAGCCGGTGATACGGTTGTAAATGCCAATGGTGTAAAGTTGACAGTTACTGATGAAACCGTGGATATGAAGTGGGTTGAATCATATGGTGCTGAAAAAGTAGCAGTTGTAAAGAAGTATGAAGAGCCGGAAACGGCAGAAAGCGAGGGAAAATAAATTATGGCAGAGAAAAAAACAGAAGTAGCAAATACTAAAGAAAAAGAACAGGCAGGACTTGTTGTGAACAATGCATTTGTTGATGGATTGGTATTGCAGTTAAAGCAGAAAGAGGAGTATGGCCTTACTTTCCCACCTGATTATAACTATCAGAATGAACTTATGGGAGCATATCTCATTTTGAAAGAAACAAAAGACAATTCAAAGAATCCAGTATTGCAATCTTGCTCACAGACATCTATTGCAAATACTTTGATGGACATGGTTACCCTTGGAGTTTCCATGCAGAAAAAACAGTGCTATCCGGTAGCATACGGCGGTAAATTGCAGTGTCAGATTTCGGTGTACGGAAATACTTGCATCGCACGTAGATACGGATTAAAAAGCATTGACGCCATGTGCATCTATGATGGTGACGAATTTAAGTACCATATTGAAAATGCAAGAATCGTAATTGATTCCCATTCGCAGGATTTTCTTAACATCGACAAAGATAAGATTGTTGGTGCTTATGCAATTGTTACTATGGATGATGGTAGCCAGTATGTAGAACTTATGAGTATGGCAATGATTAAGCAATCTTGGAAACAGGGATTTGGTTATAAAGAGACTGGTTCCGGAACTCATCAGAAGTTTACAGACCAGATGGCTATGAAAACGGTCAAAAACCGTGCCTTAAAGTACATCATTCGTACATACGGTACACAATCCGTAAACGATGCATATGACAACGCAGAATCAACAGAAACAGACGATAGAACCGCTATTGATGTTGAAAATGATATTGAGGAAAATGCCAACTCAAAGCCATTTATTGTCGATGTTGACGCAACAACAGTCATTGAAGATTGTGCCGCAACAGAACAGGATAAAGAAGTAGTTGATGATGAAGATTCCAAAGATGATAGCAATGAAATTGACTTTTTGAATTAAAAGAAAGCGAGGAATAATTATGGCGTATAAAGCATTTAACACAGATTTTACTTGCAATGGCAAGCAGTACGAAGAAAACACAACATACGAAGAAAGCGGAAATAAAATATGTGAAGCCGGGGTTATGCACTACTGCGAAAACCCATTTGATGTGTTGGACTATTACCCACTTGTAAATAAAAATGGGGAGATTTTAGAATTTGCAGAAGTTGAGCCACTTGGAGATGTTTTCAAACAGGAAAATAAAAGTGCAACTAACAAACTTCATATTAAGGCAAAGTTGGGATTAAAAGGGTTTATTAAGGCTTGTATAGATTTTACTATCGAGAAAACAAAGATTGAGGAAATTGAAAATGGTATAGAGAATGACAATAGCAGTAATTCCGCACAGATTGGCAGTAGTGGATATTCCGCACAGATTGGCAGTAGTGGATATTCCGCACAGATTGGCAGTAGTGGAGATTCCGCAAAGATTGGCAGTAGTGGAGATTCCGCACAGATTACATCAAAAGGAAAACATTCAGTTGTTATGGCAGCAGGCTATCAGTCGCAGGCAAAAGCTAAAAAAGGTAGCTGGATAACGCTTGCTGAATGGGCAAGAGCGGATGATAAAGATAAAAAAGGCTTTCATGGTTGGATTCCTAAATGCGTCAAGACGGAATATGTAGACGGAGAGCGGATTAAAGAAGATACATTCTATGAATTAGTAGATGGAAAATTTAAAGAAGTGGAGGAAAAATAATTATGAGAATTATAAACCAAAACGGAACAATTGATATGCCATACGATATGTGTTGTGTTTGGAGACAGGAAGAGGTTATTTACTGCCGTGTTGTTGGAAGTGATGATAATGTCATGATGGCTACTTATTCGAGTGAAGACAAGGCAGAAAAAGTCATTGGATGGCTTATGGAAAAACACTTGGAGTGTAAAGAAACGTGTGTAGGTCTTGCTTATGCTACGTTTGTTAAACCTAAAATGTTTCGATTTCCATTGGATGAAAATTTGGAGTAGCCTATGGAAGTTTCATCTTATTTAGAGTTCGTGCAGAAAGGCATGGAAGATAATATTTACAACTTTTGCAAAGAAGGAAAATGCAGCAAATGTGGTAACTGCTGTTCCAACCTCTTACCTATGAGCAGAAAGGAAGTAGATGCCATTCACAGATATATCCGCAAGAACCATATCAAAGAGTGTAAGCACCTGCTTCCTACTGCGAATAGACCATATGATATGACTTGTCCGTTTCTTGATACTGGAAAGAGTTGTGAGAAGTGCCGTATTTATCCAGTACGACCGGAAATCTGCAAACAGTTCATTTGTGACAATGAGCAGAGGGCAAAGCACAACCGGAAGTTGTTAGGGCAGACACGAGACATTGTTGATGTAAGAGAAGAATTTTTTGGAAAGTGAGGTGGTCTATTGGTTGAAGAATGGAAATGGGTAAAGGGTTTTGAGGGCGTATATCAAGTATCAAACCTTGGAAGATTGAAGAGTTTCAAAAAATATTCTGACGGTTATATTCTTTCTGAAAATAACGAAAAGGGAGGATACCTGAGTGTTGTCCTTTATGATTCAATTCAGAAAAAGCGACGTTGTACTAGAATTCATGTGTTGGTGGCAGAGTCTTTTATTGGAGAAATTCCTAAAGGATACCATGTTCATCACATTGACGACAACAAGCAGAATAATGTTGTTACCAACCTTGAAATTATACATCCAAAGAAACACCGAATAGAAACGCATAGACAACATCCACAAATCAGTACAGGAATGATGAATTACAATAAGTTTGAAAGACCTAAACATATTTTACAGTATGATTCAGATGGACATTTTATCGCTGAATATGCAAATGGACAAATTGCAAGCGAACTTACAGGAATTTGTCAAAGAAATATCTTGCAGGTGGCAAACGGAGAAGAATACAAGCCGGGGAAGATAAGAAAACAAGCCGGTGGGTATATTTGGAAACTAAAGGAAAGTGAGGTGGTTTAAATGCTTATGCGATGTTGCGGTTCATCATCGGCAGGCAACAGTTACGCTTTAATCAGCAGCAGTGGTGAGATTCTTGCCATTGAAGCAGGTGTGAAATTTATGGACTTTAAGAAAATGATTGATTGGCGTATTTCTGATGTGGCTGGATGTATCGTCTCACATGAGCATGGTTAGGAGACCATGCACGATACATAAAAGATTTCATGAAATCCGGTATTCCGGTTTATACGGCAATCGAAACTCAAAAGGCAATTGAAGATTCTACTGGAGAACGTACAGTAGCCATACAACCGCTTAGAGAGTACCAGATTGGCAGTTTTACAGTCACACCGTTTAATGTGCCGCATGAATCGGAAATCGAGTGTTACGGCTATTTAATCAAGCATAAGGAAATGGGGAAGTTACTGTTTTTAACAGACTTGGAATATTGCAAGTATAACTTCTCTGGATTGCAAGTAGAACACGTCATGTGTGAATGTAACTACTCGATGGAATTTGTTGACCGTAACGAACCGAATTATGAACACCGCCTACGAGGTCATATGAGCCTTGATACGGCGCTTAAATTCATATTTACTAACGATAATCCGGCATTGCGAAATGTCGTGCTAATACACTTATCAGATAAAAGCGGAAATCCAACACTTTTCAAACAAAAGGTGGTAGAAACGCTTAAATATGACACAGAAGTTTATGTTGCAGAGAATGGTTTAGAGGTTGATTTTAACCTTTATCCTTTTTGAAAGGAGAAAATATGAAGTTATATTTTTACATTTTGAAGAATGAATCTATGGGTTGCAAAGAGAAACCCTATGTTAAATTTGAGGAATGCGAGGTCGTTGAGAAACCAAAAACGTACTATCCAAAAGACGAATTTCCGAGAGAAATTTATAACGCATATATTAGTAAATCAGATATAGGACGTTTGTTTGGATACCGTCACAATATTGTTGTGTTAAAAGAACCAAATATGAAATATGCAAAAGAATTACTTGCTGAAAAATATCAAAACAGTATTAAAGCAAACGAAGAGACTATCGCAAAATATAAAGATATATTAAGTGCAATATTGGAAATGGAGGAATAATCAATGAATAAGGTAATTTTAATGGGTAATCTGACCCGTGACCCTGAGATTCGTTATT